AGATCCCTCCCACAACCATACTCTAGTGTTGCAAGTCGTGGTGTTACATCACTTGCTTCTCGTATTCTATCTGCACTGATACCGCTAAACGATACCCCCTTTTTTAAGTTCATTCTAAAAGATGGGTCTGAAGCACCGCATGAAGTAAACTCATATCTTGAAAACGTAGCTAATCAAGTCTATAAGAAACTGATATCTACAAACCTACGGGAGTCTACGTTTCAAGCTTTGCAAAACCTAATTATTACCGGCGATGTATTGCTGATGATGGATGATAGGTACTACTTTACCAACTATCGCCTTGATCAATACGTTGTTCAAAGAGATGTTATGGGTGAGGTAATCGAGGTTATTCACCTTGAGTATGAAGCAATAGATCCAGAAGACATACGATATGATCAATCATCAATAGAGTATCGTCAAGGGTTTGAAACATACTATTGTCAGTACATGAAGTTAGAAGATGGTCGTTGGTACTTCAGAAAAGAAAATGGCAAGGGAGAACTAGAGGAAGACGGAACATACGTTGTTCCACCTTTTGCTGTTCTTCGTTGGTTTTCTATTCCGGGAGAAAACTACGGTAGATCACACTGCGAAGATATCATGGGAGATCTTCTCTCTCTTGAGTCTTATACCAAGTCTCAGATAGAAGGACTTGCTGCCGCTTCGGCATTTTGGATTGGGATAGATCCCAATGGAATAACCGAAGTAGATGATGTTGCCACAAAGCGTAATGGATCTTTTGTATCAGCGAGACAGACCGACATCTTTACCATTTCTCCGGCAACAACCATGTCGCCACAAATCTCTGCGGCAGCTAATGCCGTTGAGACAATGCGTAGAGAAATTGGTCAAGCATTCTTAATGACAGGTCAAGCCATTCCTAGTGGAGATCGCGTAACAGCAACAGCTGTTAGAATGATTGGGTCTGAACTTGAGACTGTTCTTGGTGGCGCCTTCAGTGCAATAGCCAGAACAATGATGGAGCCAATAGTTCTTCGCTGCATTGTTCACATGTTGCAAGAAGAATTGTTGGAGGAAGATCTTGAAGAACAATTCTTCCACCCAGATGGTACCATTAGCGTTCATATTCTAACTGGTCTACAGGCACTTAGCAGAGATTCAGACCTACAAAAACTAATGCAACTCGGAGAGATGGTTAGAAATCTACCACCTCAAGCTATTTCCACATTTAGATGGGATGCTTATTCCTCCGAGTTGATTACGGCTCTTGGTTTTGATCCGCGTAAGTGGGTTAGATCTGAAGAAGAGGTTGCTGAACTAGAGGCAATGCAGCAGACGAAGCAGATGCAGAATGCCACTGCTCAGACCACAGCTGGTGCTGTAAGTTCTTCAATGGCCCAAGCGGCAGGATCCGCAACACAGACAGCACTCCAATCTCCAGCAGCACAACAAGCTGTCAACAATGCCGTGGGACAACTACTATGACATATAGAGCAGCTGGAGCAAGCAATACAAACATTCGTTTTGTAAGGTCAATAGAATACCTTACGACAGCCACTGATGTAGTTGCTACAGTCAACCAACATCAATTGGTTGGAAGGTATCCAACAATAGAGGCAGCTGAGCTAGCCGTAGAGGGTATTCTAATCAAGTGCGGTGTTAAGAACACATATGAAGCATTGTTTAGAATTCCAACCACAATACTGAATAGCGGTGGCGATTCTATATCGACACTCAACTTTTCAAATTTCAGTTCGATAATTCCTGCTGGCTCTGCTGGAACCCAGTTTCAGTTGACGGATATTACTAGACCAATTTGTTTATTGTTTAACAACTCAAATAGAAACATTCAGTGTTTTTTAAAGGTAAGTCCTTCTACTATTCCAACAAATGATTTTGTAGATCCAGAGTTAGATGGGTATACAAACACAAGTAACATAGTAAACGTTGTTGGAAACCCAAACGATTTTATTCGCATCAAGGCTAAGTGGATCGGTCCATCTGGTTTTGGAATATTGGGTAGTACAAACCTAACAATCACAAACAAACAAGATAACTTCAACAAGGTTATCGTAATTACAGCAGAACAAGTATAATGGAACAAACAAACGAACCAATGACTCAACCACTGGTTGAACAATCAGCGGTTGCACAAGATCCTGTCGTTGCCAATGAGGCAAAGGCTTTCGAGACTTATGTAAACGCAAACAATGTACAAGTCCCAGCTAACTTCAAGTCAGCTGGTGATTGGTTTAACGCGCTCAAGTCAGCTCAAAGCGAGTATACCAAAGCACGACAAGAGATCTCAGAACTAAAAAAGCAGATTCCTGTTCAGGAAACCAAAGCTCAGGAGCAACCAGTGGAACCCGTTCCACAGATTCCAGAGGAACTTCGGATTCCCGATAAGCAACAGGAGCAACCTGTACAGGCAGCACAAAATCTATTGACACAAGAAGAGTGGGCAAGGTACGCGACCGAGTTTACCGTTAACGGAGATCTGACACCAGAATCCCGTGACGCAATCAAGGCCAAGCTTAATGTCCCAGACTTTGTGATTGATGATTTTATGCAGGGACAGAAGGCCCGCCTACAGCAAGCATACGGAGAAGCAGCCAACCGAGTTGGTGGCAAGGATACGCTAGCCAAGGTCTTTGACTGGGCTAGCAAGAACTTGTCCAAGCAGGAACAGGCTACGATCAACGCATCGCTTGCAACGCCTTCATGGGAAGTTACCTTACTGGGTCTTAAGAGCAAGTACGATACTGCTCAATCTGGCAAGGTAACAGCAAACGAACCAGCTAGAGCTGGTACAAAGGTTGGGGTTTCTGCTACTAATGCAGCCATCAACAACCTACCGTACTCAAGCAAGGCTGAGTTCTACACAGAGAGATCGGATCCACGATTCAAGTCCGATCCAAAATTCAGACAGGCCGTAGAACTACGGATGTCACGAACAAACTTCAATTCATTACGATAAGGAATAAAAAATGCCCGATAATATTTTGGCAGACAATCTCCCATATAGAACAGATGTAACTGCTGGCCTTTCTGGCCCAATCGCGGGTGCAAACAAGCTTTGGCTAAGCATTTGGAGTGGTGAAACCATCCATGCTTACGACGAGTACAACATGTTTGAGTCTCTCGTTGACTCAAAGACCATCTCAAGTGGCGTTGCAATGGAGTTCCCAATCACGGGTACCGTTGCGTTGAATGCTGCTTGGAATGCTGGTGTTGAGCTTGTTGGTTCAACTACCGACAGCGCATCAGCAACCATTGCAATCAAGCTTGACAAGCGTCCAATCGCTGCTCACTTTGAGATTGACAATGTTGACCTCATGCAGACCCAATGGGAGTTCCGTTCGGAGCTTGCCCGTCAGGCTGGCATGACCCTTGGCAATGCCCGCGATAAGCAGATCGCTGCTTATGTTGCTCGCGCTGCTGCAGAAGATCTCAACTTTAATACCGCTTGGGATGGCGACGGTACTCCACCCGTTGTTGGTACCGCCGATCCAAGAGCACTTAGCTGCGGTCCAGTCTACCTAAGTGGTTTCTACTTCGATCTTGGTAGATCGGCTTCTACCCAAGCACAGAGAGCAGCCGCAGCTCTTGAGGCACTCAAGGCTTGCGAAGATTTCGTTGTCTACCTACAGGAAATCAACGCACCAACCGATGGTGTATACCTTGCAGTAGATCCACGGTCATTCCAAGACATTCGTGCTCTTGGTGTTGCAAGATCTGACGGAGTAACCGTTGCTTCAAACATGCAGCCCATGTTTGGTGGCGTTGCTGCTGCTGGTGGTCTTGGCGCTGCGTTGACTCAGGGTATGAACAACCTAACAGACTCACTTGAGTACATGGGTGTTCGCATTATCAAGAGCAACCACCTTCCATTTGTAAACACAACTGGTATTGGCGAGGCTCGTTACAACCTCACCTTCGGTGATGCTGGTATCTGCGGTCTTATCTTCCAGAGAGGCGCAGTCGCTGCTCTCAAGCTTCAGGGTCTAAAGGTTGATACCGTTGATGACATTCGTCGCAACACAACCTTCACCGTTGCAAGCATGATGGCTGGTACTGGCGTTCTTCGTCCAGAGTGCGCTGCCGTATTGGTCAAACCAACCTCCAGCAACTGGGTTACCACAGAAACCACGGAAGCAAACTTTGCTGGTGCCTCACCCGCGTCTCCAGCTAACGCAAACTTCTTCGTTGGAGCAACACTAGATCGCTCCGCTACCGTTGCAAGCTACCTACAGGGAGCTGGTTCTGGTGGCGTACCCGCCGCCAAGGCACGACACGGTCTTCGTTGCAACTTCGGTTCAAACTTCAGCCGTGAAGTTCTCAACACCGCTGCTGCCGCATTCCCATATGCCTAATTGATTTAGGTTGGGAACTATTCTGTTCAGTTAGACACTTAGCAGGTATGGTGATCAAAATCTCCTTCACACGCCCCAGCGTGTGATTGTACTTGCCCATTCCCCCTTAAGTGGGGGAGTGGGTTTTTCATTATCCCCAAACAGAAAGGAAATCATCTATGGGATATTTATCAAAACTAGATGCAGTTAACATGATGATGCTGTCTGCGGGGGAAAGCTTGGTAGCTGACCTTCAAGAAGCATCAGGCATTGATACAGGTATTGCGGAGTTCCTGTTGGATCAGATGTCAATGGAACATCAGACCAGAGGAATCGCAGAAAACAAATTCATCAAGAAGCTACAGCCAGATGCCAATGGAAAGATTATCTTGGGGTATCCCAATACAGACTACCTAGGCATTCTTGAAGCATCTCTTGTCTCCAGTCACTATACGGATGAGCGGCAGCTGATCGTAGCCCGAGTCTCTCA